ATTAGTTCCAGGGTTGTTGAGTGCTGGTTGAGCTTCTCATTTATACCGAAATATGCCCAGGTTCCAATCGCGACGAGGGTGATCAAACTGGCAACCGTTTTCATCGGCATCTGAACTTTTGCTTCGTCTGATATTGTTAAGGGTTTTTTAGACATTTAATTCCTTTGGAAAATAAGGTGTATAACCTTTGTGTTTAGCTTCTTCATCATCTTCACTTAATAAGCCTCTTACTTCAGGTACATAGTGCGTCAATAATCTTTCCACTCCTTCTTGGAGTGTCTTTTTACTCATGGCGCAACCTGAACAGGCTCCCGCCATTTGTAGTCTTACAATACCTTGATCATAAGAAAGAAAATTAATTTCTCCCCCATGCATGGCTACATTATCTTTTACTTTAGATTCTAAAGTAGCTTTAATATCTTTAATAATTTCTTCAGTGCTTCTTGCTTTTCCGAGTTCCATAATTAGTTATAACTATATCCTGTTGAGGGTTGATTTTCTAAAGCTTCGAATAATTTTTTATGTTGTTCCATAATCTCTTCATCTGAATCCATCATTTGATCCATTTTGTCTTGTAATTTTTCTACGTGTCTTTCTAATTTTTGTACTTTATCTTCATGTACTGCCTGAATAGTAGACAGTTCAAATGTTCTAGATAGACTCCAGCCGGCTAACGCCAACAAGATTCCAACAAGTAAAGTCATTAATTTTTCAATCATGTTTTTTCCATTTCCAAGTTTGAGTCACCGATTGCTTTTGTTGAAGCTTATCATTCTTAGAATCCGTTTCTGTAGTACCATACTCTATTTTTGTCTCATGGGGAACCATATTGTAGCTACATCCAACTAAAAGAATAAGAACCAATGCTAGTCCAATTATCAAAGCCTGTACAGCTTTTTCAGTTGTTCGAATTCTTTTTCTTGCCTCTCTTTTTCTTTTTAGCAATTTTAAAGTCTTGAAGTTCATTTTCAATACCCGATACCTTTTCTTTAAGAACTGCAACATCCGACTTAAGCCCAACTGTGGTCGTAAGAGACCATCCGGAAAGGGCAATAAGAACAGCTAAGAGTGCAGTAATAATTTTATCATTCATTATTGACAACTTTCACATTCCCCTGTGTCATCTATTACTAAGCCACCGTCATTTTCAAAACTTTTATCTTCTTCTCTACCATTACATTCACAGTTGGTACATTCACCTTCTGCATTTGGGCAGTGGCACATTTTATTACATTTTTTACAAAATCGTTCAGTCATTATTTTCCTCAATATCGTAGAAGAACCTATCGGTATCTTCTGTTTTCCATTTACGCGTATCCTCTACATTCCATTCTGATGTTTGCACTTTCCAATCAGGTACTTCATCCTTTACGGTAAACGAAGGTATATCCCAAAGGATACGGTTGTTAGGTTGTGCTGCATAGTTGCCATCATCTAATGCAAGTATGTGCGCGCACTTATGTTCGTGCGGTATTTCAGAATGATCTGTATCTACTATATTACTCTCTGGGTGTGCCCAGTCAACTGTAAAAAGGTATGCACCCGGATGGGTTTTCTTATCTTTTCCAAAATATTTTCCAGATTGTCCATCTAAGATATCGAAAGAAGTGACAGCAGGATAATAACTAAAACAATTCCAAAGCTCCAGCTCGTCCAATCTAGGCCGAGGTACTTCTTTGATATCGAATCCTCTTTGAATGAAGGCTGAAATAGGGAGACGATAGAATACAGCACCATTTTCCATAATAGCATGAAAGAGGATAGGACGTCCCGTAATAGATGCGATGCCAAATATAATGCAGTCTTCAACTTCTCCATGATGCTCTTTAAGATCATAGAGATATTCTCTCCTGATCTGTGCATACATTACAGGTATATTTGCATTTAAATAAGCCATGCATGATAAATTATTTAATGATTAGTTCGTATAAAATTATAATAACCACTATTACGCCAATTGTAATTTTTTTATTAGCTTTAGCTAATTCCCATATTTTTTTGGCGTATTGTTTTGCTTTTTCCATAACATACTCCTCGTTTATTTTTCTTCTATTGTACCCCAATTAGGGCCAGATTCATAGTCTACTTTGTTAGGAACTTCAAGTGTTACTGCGGACTCCATTATCTCTTTTATTTTATCTGCATTATTACTAACTGATATATCTAATTCATCATGTACTTGTATATGTGGCACAATTCCTTCTTTATATAATTCTAACATTGCTTTTTTTGTCATATCAGCCGCGCTTCCTTGAATAAGTTTATTCAAAGCTTTGTAAGTATAAGCACGTTTGATCCCTGGTCCGTGTTCCGCGAGTGCTGCATCATGTGGTAAGGCTTTATGAATTCCAAATTGATTTGGTTCCCATAGATGAAACCGACATAGTCTTCCAAGTAATGTTCTAATCTTACCAGACTCTTGTGCACGTTGCATGACTGCGTCCATCAATTGTTTAACAAATGGAACTTTGTTATGGTACTGTCTAAATAAATCTTCCGCTTTATCTTTACTAACACCTAACTCTGCTTGTAATTTATTTTTTCCCATACCATAGAACAGACCAAGGTTTATAGTCTTGGCCTGTGATCTAGGTATCTCTGCCATGTCTGCAACGATGTCATGGAAATCTGCATTACCCCCTTTATATGATTCCAATACTTCGTTCACTCCATAGAGATTCTGTAAAACTGAATAATGCACTACCAACCTAGGCTCTTGCTGAGAATAGTCAAAACAACCCCATCTATGGCCTTCCTCGGGCACAAATAACGACCTAATCCGTGGTCCAAGTTCCTTATTTCTTGCAGGAATTTGCTGTAAATTTGGGTTTGAATAACTGAATCTTCCGGTTACTGTGCCTCCATTATCACCTCTTAATTGGTTTATTTCTGCATGTATTCTCCCCTTGTAAGAATGTTTCAATATGGTATCAATAAATGTGGTATGAGCCTTGTTTATTTCACGGGCTCGGGCGATTCGTTTCACGAGTGGGTGGGCGTGATTCTGAAGAAAGTTTTTAGTAAATGATGGAGAATTTGTTTTTTCAGTTGTGTCATAAGGTAGGTCAAGTTTTTGAAAGACTTGCGCAATTGAACGTGCAGCCCATATTTGAACATCTACTTGTGTTTCTTTTTTTACTAATTGTAATAACTCTTTTTCTTCTTTATGTAATTCTTCTTTTAATTTTTGAGCAGCTTCAACGTTTACGCGAACTCCTAAGAATCGCATATCTACGAGGCAGGGAAAAAGTTCAGTCTCTAATTGAAAAATAGAATTTAAATCTTGATGAATAATTTCTTTCTTTAATTCTTGCCAAAGTTCAAAAGTTATTTCAGCATCTTTTTCTGCATAAGCGCCAACATAAATGGCAGGTAGTTTATACATTTCTGATTTGGCGTCAAGATCCCAATCGCGTGCAGCTTGATATAATTCTGTTTCATTCTTTCCTTTTCCAGTGTATCTTTTTGAACAGTTGTTTAAGTCATAGCGCATTTGATTCTCATCAACTAAGGCCGATGCAATCATCGTGTCCACTATTTTACCGTTAATACTTAAACCGAGCGCTCGTATCCAACAAACGTCATACATGGCGTTGTGAAATATTTTTGTAGCTGGTGTATTTAATACACCTTGAAACCATTTTAAAACTTTTTTACGATCTAAATTACCACCACCTTCATGAGCAATGGGATAATAACCGGACCAATTTTTAACAGCTACAGCGATACCAACAACATCTCCTCTATTAGTGACGGAACCTGAACCCATTTTAGTTAATTCTGGATCTTTAGTTTCTAAGTCTATGGCGATTTCATCGTGTTTAGATAAATCTGGAAATTCTTCTGGCGGTAGCCATTCTGTTTGTGGTGAGAATAGAGGTGCTTGTATCATGTACGTTCCTTAGTTTGTCTTACAGATTCTTGATATGATTCTTCTAATTCTTTTTTTTCTTTTTCGGCTTCTTCTAAAAAATCTTTTTTTATATCGTAAAATGTATATTTTAATGTTAGTTCTTCGCCGTTAGTAATATTTCTTAATGTAACTAGATTCCATTTGTCAGTAATAGAACCTTCGGTTTTCATTTCTACTTTAACGCAATTTGCATTTTCATCACAATTAATAAAACCACCCAAAGGTGTTCTAAAAATTTTTCCATCAATTTGAATATGGGTCGTTCCTAAATTTGTTCCTTGAGCAATACCTGCTGTTGCAAACAGTCCTAAACCATTGATTAAAGAGGGTTTTATGGTAAGGCGTGGAGGTAATGGATTATACATCTGGGTAATCTCTTTCAATAATCATTTCAATGAAATGAATAGCTTTTAATAAATCTTGTTTTTTTCCTTTCAATCTGTGTCTTAAAATATATTTTATAACGCATCCTTCGGGGTATAGCAACTCATTTTCGATTACGAATTTACTTGGTTGAATTTTAAAATTTTGATAGTGTGTTCCTCCATGTTGTTTATCCCAAACACTCATATTATAAATCCTTTATCTGGTTGTTTTGGTTCTATTATATGTAAGTTTTCTTTTGTTCGGGTTGCGCCCACATAATATAATCTATTTTCATCATCAGGATTTTTTTGGTAGGTGTTCATAGTTGTTTTTGTTTGATCTGTTAAGAGTACAACATTTTCACATTCACCACCTTTTGCTGCATGAATGGTAGATAATTCTATTCTAGGTTTTTTATTTAATTTTTCTCCATTAGATCTCATTTTTCTTAAATAATTTACTCTTTGTTGACCGGCATCATTGAAAGCTTCAAACCAAACTGTGTTAGTTTTTAATCCATGGTCCTTGGTTAGTGCATCAATGCCATAGAACGACCCTTTAACCATTCCTTTTAATTTATTCTTGTCAGCGTGTTCCGGATTCATATAGCTATATATTTTTTCAATTTGTTTATAAGACAATAATTGTCCCTGTCTTAAATGTTCCCAGTCTGTAACTGCTTCTTGCATGTCTTTCTCATAATTTCTTTTATATCTATTTTCATAGTATAATCCTTTACGATATAAAATATCTTCTATTTCTTTTAACATGTATTTGGTACGAGCTAATACTAACCAGTCACCAGAAGACATATCCACTGAATCTACATCAAAATATCTACGTAAACTTCCTTCATTAGTTTTAGGTTTCCAATTTTTATCTATTCTATTTCTAATTCTATTTATTATACCCATAGCTAGTTTATGAACTTTCATAGGTATTCTATGTGATTGAATAAGAGGAAGATTTATCATTTGATCTTGCAGAGCTATAAAAGAATCTACATCCGCACCAGCCCATTTAAAAATAGCTTGATCATCGTCCCCTGCAATAAAGGTGTCTTCTGTTTTATTCCAAATAGATTTTGTCATATCCCATTGCATTAAGGACAAATCTTGTGCTTCATCAATAAATACAACATCAAATTTTGGAGACTTATCTGATCTTATAAATTCTAAAATCATATCGTTAAAATCAATTAAGCTGTATTCTTTTTTATAACGCTCTAATTCCTGTGCAATAATATGAAGTTTATCTCGTTCTAAATCTTGAGTATGTTCCTGCAAATCATATTGTTGGTAAGGTGTAATGTTTCTCACCTTAGCTAAATTAATAATTTGTAAATATTCACTATCAGATGTAAAAATTCCATGATCTTCTTGATGTTCGGCGTAAGCTACCGGAAACCCCAGCTTCTTTCCAAGATCTCTATAATGTCTTGGCTGCATCACTTGATCTTTTTTTAATCCTAATTTTCTAAATGCTAATGAGTGTAGAGTTCTGAAATATGGAAGATCGTCTTCAGTTAAATTAAATTTTTTAATTGCTTCATCTCTAGCATGATATGCAGCTTTTTGTGTGAAAGCAAAATAACCTACTCTGTCCGGATCGGTTTCTTTTAAATAATCATCCACCTTATTTAATAGTGTAGTTGTTTTACCTGTACCCGGTGGTCCTAATACTATTGTTTTCATTTTCCCCTACCTCTTTTACCATCTCTGTCATATGCTCTTTTATTATTTTGTGATGGAGTAACCCATTCTAAATTATGAGGCATATAATTAAAATGATTATTGTCTAGATGATCTATTATATATTTTTTTTCAAAATCATCATTTTTTAAAAACGCTAGTCCCACTATTTTATGTAAAAAACATTTAAGAGAGAGTTGTTTGTTTCTAAGATAAATATTTAAGTGCGGATATGGGGCGTCTTTACCACATGTTAAAGTACTTTGTTTTAATATTCTCCCCTTAAAAGTTTTTATAACCGGAAAGACAGGTCCTAACTCTTTCATAAAAGGATTTATACCCCCTGTTTTATATATAAAATATGTTTCTTTAGGTAAAGTATCAAAAGAATTTTTTCGTGTTTTCAGTGTGGGTAAAGTAGATAAATCTACTTTTTCTTTTTCTAAAATAATTTGTTTAGGATCTTCCCAAAGAGGTAATTGTTCCCGACTCATTAAAATACATCTTTCGGTTTAAGTTCTTTTTGAGGATACTCTTCTTCTTTTTTATCGAACTGTCTTACTCTAAACACTGAGGTTTTATCTTTACCAATTCTTTTATCTTCACAATTACAAACTTCTTTTAACATTTGTGCAGTTCTAGAATAATTAACATCCCATCTCTGTCTTATTAAAAACTGATTGTAGAATTTACTAAAGATAAAATGATGATATCCTTCGTTAGTCCATACACCCCCACGTTTAAGATCACTCATTTCAGTACCAATATGTCTATTTAAACAAAACTCTTCTAAATGATTTTGTAGTTGATCATTAGTTGTTACACCTTCTGGTGGTTCTACAGGTTCGTGATTCTTCATCAGTGGATTTATAATCATGTCCCAATCTTTTGGTTTAACTGTTGGTGGTTTAAAATCTAATTGTTCCATAACTGCTTCTTGGAATAAGTTCTGTTGTTTTAAAAACTTAACATTTTCTAAATACAATCGTTCTCCATCTACGTTTAGATAATAATATGGTTTTTCTAATTTAATTTTTTGTAAATCTGTTAATGCTGGAAATACAATCTCTTCTCCGATTCCATACTTACGACTCTTACATAATTTTTTATCACAGAGATTACACATTGGAACATCATTACATTTATAACCCCAATCTTTTTTCTCGTGTTGTTTTATAATTCTATTTAATCCGACATCGTCATAAATTGGTTTAACATGTTTCTCATTAAATAAAGAAACTTTCCCCTGCCAACCTGACGGCCATTTCTTTTTAGCATAAACAGTGTAATGAAATAATGCATTATCTCGTCCACCTTCTTCAATATTATTTGCTGCCATAAGTTCTATGCACGGAGGCCCGTCAGAAAATTCTGACTGGGGCCTCTGTACTTTTACGAGACCAACATCTAGTTGTTTTACATTATTATAGATCTCGTAAAATTCTTGTAAGTTCGCTGCTGTACCATCGTCTTTGAAAGCATATCTTAAACTATCATCACCATTAAAGTATGGTAAGTTTAAAAAGTTCCCTGTGTCATCTTGTGATTTTAATCGGATTTGTTTTGGAAAGACTTCTGATCCGCCGTAGCCTAGTAGTGTTTTTATTTCTGTAAGTTTATCTCTCATTCTTTCTGCGTCTACCGGAGCCTCTGAAAAGAGAAACACATGAGCGCCACCGCTCTTTGACCTACATACCACCAGAGGTAATTTAAAACTTTTTATTTTTTCTATTAATTTTTTGTGATCAAATCCTGCATAGGAATCTATATCTACACATCCCCACACACATTGATTCTCATCGTTAATTGGAATTATTCCTAAACTTTGTGTACCTTGTAAATGTTTTAACCAAAGTTCATCTGTAACTGGTTCTCTTACTACAAAAGATTGTCCTTTAACTTTTTCGCCGTTGTTGTTAATTGGACCAATCTTCGTGCAACCATGGGCTCTTTTTAAGCCTTTAAATATATCTCTAAAATTTCTTATTCTATCTTCAATCATATAATTCTCTTTTTAAATGGGCGAATTCACTCTCGCTCCCCCGCCCATTACCTAGGATTCGTTAATACGGTGTTGAATCTTTGTTTTCAGATCCGTGTTTAATTTCCACCTCACCTTTACCAACTCTTTCAGCAAAGTTTTTGGCTACTTCGTAAACACCTTTATCTTCAACGGGTCCAACTTTAGACACTTCCCATCCAAACCATGTTCCTTTGTCATTTGACATCTGAACAGTCTTTAGATTATAAATGTGGCTATATGTTGGCGGCGTAAACAAACCGTTCTTACCTTGTAGTTTAAGACCCATCATGATTGAATTCCATTTACGACTAATCTTTAATTGAGTAGCCTTCATAGATATCAATGCTGTTTGTGGACTCTTACCTAAAAGAATTACAAAATGATTTGCAGTATTCTCTAGATAATTACCATTAGGTAAACGATCTTTATATGATTTATCTCTAGTAGTTGTTTCAATAATACCACTTTCGGCATTATGAATTGCTACTGGAGCGCCTTTTCCCTCACCTCTATCTTGCCATTCTACGTATTTTCTTTCGTAGTAAACTGGCAAAACATCTATCCCCTTTGCACCATCAAACAATTCGTTTGTGACACTGTTGAGAATCATTCCAGGTTTAGCACCTTGAACGTGTTTCCCATCCCTTTCATTAACTTCAGGAGATAATTGTCCTAAAACTTTCAGAAATGGTAACGCAAGATCATCCTGCGTCATATTCTGAGAGCCAGCATTTGCATCTGCTTCGAATAAATTCGTTGCTAATGCACCTGCATTCGCTTTTTTAGCTATTTCTTGGTTCATGTTTATTGTTTCCTTTTTATTGTTGTTTTATTTCCAACAAATATGTTGAAAAGTTCCGTTGGCATGTCTTTACCTGCCTCAATACGCTCACGGACTAACGCTTTCAGAGTCATGGGTTCTACCTTCAACTTTTGTTGTGGTTCTAACCCTTGACTCCTCGCAAGGTCTGCATAACTGCTCGCCTTGTTATCTTCGTTACAACCAAATGAAACGGAGATTTCGTTTTTAATGATATCTCCTAGGCCGTTGTTTCGAAGCCAGTTAAACGCCGCTTCTCTATTTGCTATAGTGATGTTGGCGCTGTAATTAGGTTTAACATCTACTGAAGATCCATCCATAAGTTTAAGATGGGATAAACCCATCTCACTCATCATTGTTGGGATAACCTCTCCAGATAAATGTTCAAATTCTTTTTTGGTATTCTTTATATTTTCTTGTTGTAGTTCAAGTCTCTTTTGTAAAGAGTCTAATCTTTGAACTTGATCCGCTAAAGATTGTATATTATCAGTTTTCTTCATTGCGTCTTGTTGGTCTTTTTCAAAATCAATCATAATTTTTTAACTCCTGTTTTATAAACTCTACTTCCTTGCAACATTTACGATATCTATTCCACCAAATTATATCAGAAATAAAATCCCAAATTCTAGTAGGCAGGTATATAGTTCCAAAAATAAATCCTAAAAAAGGTTTGTCTCTGTTAAGAGCTTTAAGAGCTTTTTTAGAAATTGATCTGTTTTTTTCTACATCTAAAAAATATTCAATCCATTTTTCTGTAGCTTTTAATCTTTCTTTTAATATGTATCTTCTACTCATCTATTTCTCCTTTCTCGTATAAGTTAATTTCAATAGGATAATATTGTCTTTCTTGTTTATCCCACTTTAAAAGCTTGTACTCACCATTTGTAATATCAGAAACAATAGAACATGCAACTCCAATGATTGCCGGATCTCCTGTTAATAATAAAAAATCTTTCTTACTAAAATCTTTTAACCCTTTTCGTAATTTAAAAATTAATGGTCCGGGTGAAAAAATAATTTGAGAAAGTTCTGGTAATAAAAATTTAAACGTACCATAATTAGCTGCACCCATAATATTTATTTTTGGGTTACCCGCTTGAGTACCGGGTATTTCCTGTATGACATAAACAATTGGTGCTTTATGTTCTAATGATGCTCCGTTATTTTTTTCTGCTTTCATGTCTTGACATATAGTGCATTTAGGTTTATATGTCAATAGTAAGAAAGAAGAAAAATTATGAAATATAAATTTAAGACAAAGCCATACGCGCATCAATTAACTGCGTTAGAAAAATCATGGAATAGAGAAACGTATGCCTATTTTATGGAAATGGGTACAGGTAAAACGAAAGTATTAATTGATAATGCGGCTATGCTTTATGATAAAGGCAAAATTGATGGTGTTTTAATTGTAGCACCCAAAGGAGTTATTGGAACTTGGTACAATCAAGAACTTCCTAATCACTTACCTAATCATATTGAAAATGTGACCGTATTGTGGCAGCCTAATATAACTAAAAAACAACAAGAAAAATTAGACAATCTTTTTGAACCAGAAGAATTATTGCATATTTTAATTATGAATGTTGAAGCTTTTAGTACAACTAAAGGAAGAGATTTTGCATTTAGATTTTTAGAGTCTCACAATACTTTAATGGTTATTGATGAAAGCACTACAATTAAAACACCAAGTGCTAAAAGAACAAAAAATATAATTAATCTTTCTGATAAAGCTAAATATAGAAGAATAATGACAGGTTCTCCTGTAACTAAAAATCCACTAGATTTATATAGTCAATGTGAATTTTTAAGTTCTTGGTTATTAGATTTTAGTTCATATTATGCATTTAGAAATAGGTACGCAGAAATGAAAACTATTTATGCTCATGGTAGATCTGTTCAGGTAGTGGATAAATTTAGGAATCTTGCAGAATTGTCTGATCAGTTAAAAGGATTTTCTTATAGAGTATTAAAAGAAGATTGTTTAGATTTACCCGATAAAATCTATATGAAAAGAAATATTAAATTAAGTCCAGACCAGAATAAGTTATACCTTCAAATGAAAGAGACTGCCCTTGCTAATTTAAATGGCAAACAAGTAACTACTGTTAATGTTTTAACCCAATTAATGAGACTCCACCAAATCACATGTGGTCATTTTACTGCAGATGATGGTACTACACAATCTATAGTTAATAATAGAATAGATGAATTAATGAATGTATTAGAGGAGACGGAAGGAAAAGCTATTATTTGGGCCCATTATCAGTATGATATTAATGCTATTATTAAAGCTGTAGTTGCAGAATATGGTCCGGGGTCCGTGGTTGACTATTATGGGCTCACGCCTCAAGATGAAAGACAGGATAATATACGTAAATTTCAGGATGACCCTAGGTGTCGGTTTATCGTTGGAACGCCCTCTACGGGCGGCTATGGCATTACTTTGACGGCTGCAAACACGGTTATTTACTATTCTAACGGATATGATCTCGAAAAACGACTACAGTCAGAAGACAGAGCACACAGAATTGGACAACAAAAATCCGTAACCTATGTCGATTTGATTTGCGATGATACCGTAGACGAAAAAATCGTAAAATCTCTCCGTAAAAAAATAAACATAGCATCAGAAGTTTTAGGAGAAGAGTTGAAGTCATGGATTTAGTAGGATATACGCGCGAGGCGTAGTAAAATTTAGGATACGACTTTTCCACCAGACCATTTCATGTCTGGCAGTCCGTTTTCGTAGCTTTTTCCGTCGTAAGTGAGCACTTGTTTTCTGTTAGCACCTTTTTCATTATATGAAACGTGCACCCAGCCACCAGCTGGATCATCTTTATTATAAAATTCTAAAATTAATTGATCAAAGTCTACATTGTTTTGTAGCCAATAAGCGATTTTAATATTTGGAACGCCCCCTATTTCAAAGTCAACCGCTTGGCCCTTTGCATGTTGCGACGTTTTTTTGCTGCCGATCGCCTCGCAAAGCGCTTCGGAGCGGTAGCCAGAGGTAATAGTAATGGGTTTATCAAAGTGCGCACGAACCGGTTCCAAAATTTCATAGCATACGTTTTCTAAATTTTTAATATCTCCAGCTCCTGGAGAATTGTCAA